GCGAGGAGCTTGACCGGGCGATCCAGGCGAAGATCACGCTCTCGAAGACGGTGCAGGCCATGTCCGGTAGAAGAACACCCCAAGCCGCCCCTGCCTGATAGCGTACATCGCACGAGCGTCTTTCAAGCGGAGCGGGACTGCAGCCAGCAGTCCCGCCTCTCGCACAGCCTCTAGGTCCAGGGCGGGGACGAAGAAGCCCTGACCACGCTCAAGCCGGTCCCACGGAAAGCACTTCCGCATGGGGGTCGTCCTCGATAGGGCGGCTGATGCTGATTGCCCGCACGCGCATCTGCGGGCCTCGGGTGCGTGCCATCATGTCCTTGCGGATGAACTGCACGACGTAGCCGCGTATGCCCTGGATGTTGCGCTTGAACGCTTCGTAGCCGAACGACATCGACACGCAGTGCGCCTTGAGCACCTGCTCCTCGATGCAGTACTCGACGTAGCCACGCTTGGCTATCTCGTGCTCCACGCGCCCCATGACCTTGCTGCGCGTCAGGGTCTGGTCGATCTCCTGCCCGTTACCCAGTGCCGCCAGCAGCGACCCGTTGCTCATGCGCAGGACGACGAACGAGCCGAAGTGCTCGCGGGTGAAAGCGTTCAGCACATCCTCGGCGGTGCGGGCGCCGCTCTTCACGATCTTGCGGGCCTTGATCACCATCTTGTGCAGGCTGTCAATGATGCCGTCCACCGGCAGGTCAATGATGTCTGCATACTTGCTAGACGCCAAGATCGCACCGGCAATCACGCACCCGCAACCGGCTGCCCAGAAGCGCTCGTCCCCGCCCATCTGCCAGTCCACCTTGATCTTGGCGATGACCTTGAGCGTGATGCTCCGTGCAAGCTCTTGGTTCTGCACGAGCCACTTGACGTAGCGCTCGCCTGCGACTCCGTAGTGGTTGCTCAGCGATTTCAGGAGATCTTCCTCCTCAGGGGACCACTCCAGCTTGACCTCTGGCGTCCACTCCAGCATGCGCAGCAGTTCGCCCTGCGACGTATGGTTGCGCGCGCCCGACATGTAGTCGTGCATGTGCGTGTTGGAGGTCAGGAGCAGCAGCGTGAACCACGAGACGTTGTTGATGCGCTCGCGGTTGTGGTGGACCTCGCTCTTCTCCTTGCCCTGGCCCTCGGACGCGTCGAAGATGAACCCCGGGAACCACTCCATGTCCTGACGCGACTTGTGCGTGATCTCGTCGCTCGTGAACGGCAGGCTGTTGAGGTTGCCCATGCGCTGCTGCATGGTCACAGGCGAGGTGGACTTGCCGGTGCGATACCTGATCGGATGCCCCCACACGGAGTTCAGCAGGGACAGGGCCAGCGACTTGCCGGTGCCCGAGTCGGTCGAGCCTGCATGAAACGTCAACGCGCTCATCTGGGTGAAGCGCATCAGCGGGGCGCCGAAGGCGATGCTGGCGATGGCCAAATGGTCGTACAGCTTGCGCTTGATCAGCATCTGCGGCAGCTTGCGCCAGCCCTCCAGCGTGCCCTGGGACCGCGTGTTGCGGGTCAGGTTGGCTAGGTCAGGCATGGGCACCGTGCGGGAGGTGCCGTCGGGGCGGAACACGCGCCCGCTGTAGACGAACGAGCCGTCCTCCTGCCAGCCGTACTGTTGCGGCACGATGATGGGCTGCTTGGATGTGCTGGCGTCCACCACGCACGCCCGGATGTACTCGTAGAGATTGACGTCGTTGCCCGGGCCGAACGCCGCGATGATGTTCTGCTGCGCCAGTGCCTTGACGCATTCGTCCTTGCTGACCGCGTAGCGCTGCGGCATGAGGATGTCGATGGCCTTGTTGGGGCGGTTGGCCACCATGTGGACGGTGTGCTCGCCCTCCTTGTTCAGCAGGTCCACGACGAACAGGTCGTAGGGCAGCACGAGCACCTGCTTCTTGCGCTTGGTGCCGTCAGCCTCCTCCACCATCTTGTCCACGTACACGCCGCCGTTGGCGCCGTAGCTGTACCCCTTGGGCGGCGTGGGGCGCACGACCGTGATGGGCGGCGCTTCTGGATCGTCCGGGTCCGCAGGCGTGATCTCGATTTCCTTGGGCGCGTTGTCGGCCACAAGCTCTCTGCCAAGCGCCAGGGGGTTCGTGATCTTGCCGAAGTGCGGGCACTTCTGGCACACGCCTGGGTTCTCGCTGTCGAACTTGAGACAGGGATACGGCCCCTTGATCTCCCGCAGCTTGGTCTGCATGCGCTGCGCATCGTAGGGATGCAGGTCGCTCAGCCATTTCGCGGCGCGATCACCGTCCGCACAGTACTTGGCCTGGGACAGCCAGCCGCGCCACAGCGGCTCCATGCCTTCGTCCTTGGCGTTGTTGACGTAGTGCGCAAGCTGGGCGCAGCCGTCGCCGTCCTTGGTCCGCATCAGGATGGTCTTGAACCGGACGGCGCTGTTCTCCACGAGCTTCACGCCTGTCGCTGTGGCCGTGGGGCGTGTTCCTGGCAGGGACAGAGTGGGTATGGCGGGCTCGGGCTCGCCAACCAGGGAGAAGATGTGCTGCGAGAACGCCTCGAACGGCACTGTGCAGCCCTCGACCAGCAGCTTGACGGGCCGGGGCTCGGGGTACTTGGGCTTGAAGTTCCGTGTCCCCGGGACGCGCAGCACCCGGGCGGCGTCATCCGTCACGTTCATGTCGATGGCCAGAGACTCCTGCTTGCACAGGCGCTTCAACGCCCTTGCCACGGGCACCCACTGCGCAGTTTCGACCGGCGCCTCCAGCGCCCAGTAGCAGTGCAGCCCGCCGCCCGAGGCCACCACCCACGGCGTGCCGAACGCGTCGAGACCGGTGCGCTCAAGGAAAGCGCTCAGTGCAGATGCCGCCTCCTTCTTGGAAGCGTAGCCGTCCATGTCGATAAACAGGGACTTGAGATAGCGGGAGTTGTGTACGGTGCGTCTGTCTTTCTTCAGCGTCAAAACTACTGGGTCAAACGTAGCAAGCGCAAAAAACACATGCTGCCGCTGCAGTAGCCATTCGTTTACGGTCGGCCAAAAGTCCGCGATTTGCTCTACAAATATGTGCGGTTTGCTTGCGGAGTAGACGTCCGCTAAGCAGTAATAGCCGTGCCCTGGCGGCGGCAATACCGCCGCAAGAAACTCTTGCGGTTCCATGAAGAGCGGCTCCCCTCAGAAAAGGGGTGCTTGCTCTGGGCGCTTTGCTACCGCTTCGTCGCCGTACTTGGTGACGTATGCGTCGAGCACGGCAATGAGTTCCTGGCACCAATGCTTTGGCAGGCCGTTGACGTTGGCCAATTCCGCGTAACGCACCAACTCGCTGGGTGTCAAGCTCGAAGGTTGAATTCCTGACATGCTGCTTCCCATGCTTTGTCTGCAGTCTGTGCTTGCTGCAGTATATTGATCAAGCGCTCAACGACCGGGCGGTAGGCGCCCATCACTTCGCCACCAGACATCCAGTTGTAGACGGTCTGACGCGTAGCGTTGGTGGCCTTCGCGATACGCTGAACGGAGAAATCAAGATCGACCGCGATGCGCCCGAGCGTGTTGCCCAGGTTGCGCGGTCCTTTCCTGATGCGGTGGATGGTGTCGATTGAGTAGGGCATATTGCGAAGGGGGCGGCAATGCCGCCCCCAATTACTTACTCATCATCCCTGCACGGGTGCGCGCTGGACGACCGGCTCGGGCGTCTCCTCTGCAGCAGCCTGCTCGGCCTTGCGGGCCTCGACAACCGCCTTGGGCGGACGGCCACGACGCGGAGCAGGCGGCGGGGCCTCGTCATCATCGGCAGCAGCGGGGGCAGGAGCGGGCTCGGGCGCGGGCGCCGGGGTCGGAGCAGGGGCGGGAGCCGCCGCACGCTGCGGAGGCTTGCCCGGGAGTTCCATCGGAGCGGGCACCTTGTCCATCTGCGCGACGGTCATGGTGATGGCCTGCTTGGCCTCGGGGCTCTGGCCCTTCTCCACAGCGATGGCGTACTCATCCTCGGTCAGCCACCGCATCGGCTTGAAGAACAGCTTGGGCGACTCGGCCTTGGTGTCGAACTTCATCCGCGTGACCACCGTCTCGGGGGACACGCTCTGCGCGGCCAGGAACCGGGCGTATGCCTGGAGCGGCATGTTCTCGCCCTCGGCCTTGCCGAAGATCGACGCCGCAGGGGCCTGCAGCATCAGCACGTCGCCCTCGATGTCGTTGGCCAGCACCACAGCCAGACGCTGGCTGAACCGGCAGGCGCGGCTGTCGCCTTGCCCCGAGCCCTTGGCGTTCTGCGGGCAGCTTGCGCAGTTCGACGCTTGCGGGTTCGCTGCGGTCGCATCGGGCTTCTCGCCGTCGGCGCTCCAGCAGTCCGGGGCGCTCGGCGTGTCGCCGTCGTACTGCTTCATGTAGAACGTGCGCCCGATCTTGGGTGCGGCGTTCACCAGCACGACGTCGAGGTAGCGCTCCTCGATGGCCGCGATCTCCTTGCCGTCCACCAGCAGGCGGAACACGCCGCCCTTGATGGACACGCGCTTGCCGCCACCAGCGCCGCCGCCCGCAAGCGACTTGGCCAGTGCCGACAGTTCCTGCTTCTTGGCGAATGCAGGGACATTGGAGGGGGAGAAAAGTGCAACATTGCTCACGTGAATAGCTCCTTACGCCGCAGCTTTGCGGATGGAAACGTCGAGTTCCGTGTCCGAGTTCAATCCCGGGGGAACCATTGCAGGGTTCTCTTGCAAGAACAACTTCATGTTGGTCTGCGCGATGCGCTTCTCCAACAGGTCAACAGCATCGTTCTCGATGACGAAGCGCTTGAACGAGTCCCAGTCTTGGGTGTAGTAGCGCGTCTTCTCGGTGAGCGAGACCGTACCGTGTGCAGTCTTCATCGACTTGGCGCCGACGCTACGCATGCGGTCCTTGATCTCGTTCTTGATCACCTGCTGTTGCTCTTTGATGATCTCGACTTCTGCGTCGAGTTCCGACAGCTTCGCACGCATCTTCATGTAGATGCGAACCAACTTGTCCAGCGGCACGGCGTCCGCTTCTTCGTTCTGATCCATGCTTACTCCTTTCGTGTCACGGGTCACTTAGCCCGCTTGTCAAAGATTTTACACACGGCCTTTGGCGTCTGGCAACCCCCTTTCTTTAAGTTCTTCGTTGAACAGGTCCACGAGCAGGCGGGCGTCATCGACCTTGCCCGCCAGGGCTGCGAACATCTTGCGCTCCACGGGCGAGCCCTGGATGTGGATGACGGTCACCTTGTCCGAGTCCTGCCCCTTGCGGTCGGCCCGGGCGATGGCCTGGGTGTACTGCTCGACGCTCATCAGGGGGCCGTAGAAGACCACCGTGTCCGCCGCTGTCAGCGTGATCCCGTGCGCTGCGGCCTGGGGCTGCATGACCAGCACGCGTGGTTCTGGCATGGTCTGGAAGCGCTTGATGATGTCCGCCCGCTGGCCAGCCGTGACCCCGCCGTGGATCTCTTCACACGCGTAGCCGCGCTTGTTGAGGAAGTTGTTGAT